GTCTTTTAAAAATAGTTTACTTCATTAACATAAAGTTGTTAGCACCTTGAGTAACTAAACATCTTTCTGATAACATATGTAATTGCATTGCGTCAAGCGCTGAAGTAGTAGCGCCAACAGAACCAGTAACCCATGTTTTCATTTTTCTATTGTCAGTTTGTGAAGCTCTATATCTAACATGTAAAAAAGGACGTTTTAGGTTTTTACCTAGTTGTTGATCGTAAACTGAAGATACACCAGCAGGTATAATAACACCTCTAATTGCAGCAGATGTTGCAACACGGTTTATTTCACCTCTTGTAGCTTTATCATTTAAGTATCTCATATCTGATTTATAGAAATCATAAGAACCTCTACGGAATCCAGAGAAACCTAAATTTAACGCCATGTCTTCAGAGTTATCAAATACCCCATAAGAAGTACCACCAGCTCCATAAGAGTTCATTGAAGCTAACATATCATCCATAGCTAAACTAGTAGCTCTGTTTACAAACATCATGTTTTCTTCAATAGCACCTTGCTTATCAAATTCAGCTAAAATAGCATCAAACTCAGCTAAATCAGTAGCTGCGTTAACACCAGTAACACCAGAAGTAATATTACCTCTAGACTCAATAGCTGCAAATAAACCTTCAGTACCAGCACCATTAGCACCAGCATCAGCAGATCCTCTAATTTGCTTATCAGCAAAACCAATAACAGAGTTTGCGACTGTTTTTTCAGCTTCTAACATTTGCATTTCTAAGTAATCAGTAAATCTAGCTCTAGTATCACCTTCAGCTTTTAAGTACCATAAGTAACCTGATTGACCTTCTTCACCAGAAACTTCAACCCAACCTATTTGAGAAGCGTCAGATCCTGAAATTTCGTAATAGTCTTTCATAATAATTGGCTTATTAGTAAAAGACTTGAAAGTTGGCTCTAAAGCTGTTCTTCTTTCAGAGTTGTGTGTACCAGTAATATCAGAATAAGATTGACCTTTACCATACTCAGAACCTACAACTAATAATATAGATCCGCTAGCAGTTGTAGCATGACCAGTTAAATCAGCTTTATCATAAGGCTCAACTGTAACAACAGCAGAGTCTGGAGTTTCTACTACTAAACATTTAGTAACGATACCAGCACTTGCAATAAGTACAACATCATTTACTCTAATACCATGAGTAGTTGTTAAAGCATTTCCATCTATATCAGTTACAACTGTAAATGTACCGTTAGTATCACCAGCAGTAGCTACTGTACCTACGTAAGATAAATGTAATCTTCCTTGTTCAGACCATACAACTTGATCAGCTGACATAGCCTCTTCAGCTCCTACTTGTGAAAGAAAACCTGAAATTGTTCTGTTTCCAAAAACCTCAGCTTCTTTCTCCATAAGATCTGGTAAATATTGTTGTGCCCAACCAGCAGTGGTTGAACTTGTAAAATCTATGTAATTTGATGCTAGTGTTTGTTGCTGTGGAGCTACAACACTATTCAAACTACCTCCTGCAGTAATTGCCATAATTTTTTAATTTTAAATTGTTATTTATTTTTTGTTTTTAATCTTAAACTTAAAATCAGAAGAATTATCACCTAACACTTTAAACTTCATACCACCTGTTTCAATTGTACCATGACTTTGTCTTGGATTCATATCTACATTTTTGGCTTTAGCAACACTATCTTTCATAGCATCAGCTTTTCCTTGTTCATAAAAATGTTTTGCTATAGCATCCGCGTTCATTGCTGTAAATAAAGATTTATGATAACCTTTAGCGTCTGTTAAAGTAGAATTTTTATCTAAAAACTTTTTAGTAAAATTACTTATATCGCTTTGTGTATTTTTAATCTCTTCAGCGTTGTTTACGTTAAACCTGTACTTTTTATCACCGACACTATATTCAAAACCTTTGAACTTGTCGTTAAAAACTTGATTAGTTTTTTGTGTAAAAACATCAGTATTTTTTTGCTTTAGTTTTTTAGTCTCTTCTGACTCTTTGTTATATCTATTAAAGAAATCCCAAGCTTTTTGTTGTTCAGGCGTAAGCTTTGAACCAGCTTTAATTTCTTCATAGTATTTGGACTTTTGCCCGTCCAAGTGGCTTCTAGCGCTGGCAACTTGCTCTTTTAACGCTAGTTTTTTTCTTTTAATCTCTCTGTCAGTATCTTCTTCTTCATCTACTTGAAAAGTATCTTCCATTAAGAAATTTATTTCATCATTAGTTAAATGAGGTTTTGTTTGTCTATAGTATTCATACAAAACATCGTTATCATTTAACTTACTATAATCTTGATTAAGCTTTACATAATCTTGTAAATCACCACCAGTTTCGTCCATGAAGTCCATTAACTTTTGGATATTTTCAGGAAGAGGTTCACCTGTTTTTTCAGCTTCAGCAATAGCTTCTTCAACTTCTTCTTTTACTTCTTCAACTTCTTCTTCTATTTTTTCATCAACAACTTCTTCTAATGTTGACTGTTCTTGTGCTTCTGCTTCCGGTTGTACTTCTTCTTGTTCTTTTGGGGCGTCGGCATCTTCAGACTTTGGAGCCACTCCCTCGTCGTTAGTGTTATCTTCTTTAACTTCATCTTCTACTGGTTTTATTGGTTTGTTTAAATCTACTTTTATAACATCATCGTTACCAGCAGATTCAAATTTAGTTTCATCAACTTGAGGTTTTTCCTCAGTTTGTTCAGTTGTTTCCTGTGTAGTTTCTTCAACTACATTTTCGTTTTTTTCTTCCATAATATAATATAATAATAATTAATAATTTTTATCTAGGATCAAATGCGCCTAAATCAAATCCGCCACCTAGTATATCATTACCTGCAGACTCAAAGTTTTTAGGCATTCCACCTGTTTTTCTTTGTTCAATCATCTCGCTTTGTTGAGTTGCTTGAATTTTTGTTCTTTCATCTTTACGATCTTCTTTTTCTTTTTCTCTACTTTTTAAACCTTCAACTTCCATGTTTTTTAGTTGCATATTCATTTCAAACTCTAACTGCATAAGTTCTTTTTTATGTTGAACTTCTTGCATCATTTTTCTAGCTTCTAATTCAGCTTTAGTTTGTTCCATCTCTAATTTACCAGCATTTATAGCTTGATTTTTTTGTATTTCAGCTTGTGCTGCAGCCGCAGAAGATTCTTGATTAGCTTGTGCTTGAGCTTGTATATTTTGCTGTTGCATTTGTTGATCTCTTTCAAGCTTCTTTTGTCTTTTTATTTTTAACATTTGATTTGCCAAACTAATACTTTTAATTTCTCTAAGATCAATAGCGTCAGAAAGTTCTATTAATTCTTTTTGAAGAGCCATTTGAATATTATTTTCAAGCATTTGTTTTTCTTCTTCATCTGGTTGTAGACTTATAAATATACCAAAATCATATAAATGTAAACTAGACATTTCTTGTAACGTAGCTACATTATGAGCACCAATAGCTTGTATAAACGCATCTTTAGTAGGTGAATATTCTATAATGTCAGATATTCTAAGTGATAAACACTCTGCTGTTTCAGATGTTAAAAATAATCCAGCTTGCAATATATGTCTTGTAGCTGTATTAGAGTTTGCTGCTGCCATTTTTTGTATACCTACTAAAGCATTTTTATCTGGTGTACTACCATCTCTAGCTTCGTTAAGACCGGTAGTATCTCTTATCATTTGTAAATAATAATTGTAAGTTTGTATTAAGCTTTGCATTTTACCCCCACCGTTACTAGATGTTATTTCTTGAATAGGTACTTTACCAGGATTCATATCACCATCTTGTGTCATTGATCTACCAATTACACTACCTGTTTGAAAGAACATGTTTAAAGCTTCTTGTGGATTATAATTAGTACCGTTGCCTAAATCTATTTCAGCTAAACCATCTGCATCTAAATAAACACCGTCTGGTACTAGTCTAGACATTACTTGTTGTAGTTTTAAATGTGTAAGCTGTATCATATCAGCAAAACCTGTAATACGTTTAACTAAACTTTCTATTCTACCATTATACATTCTAGGCGCTACAATAGCATAATTCATTTTAACCTTAGTATAATCACTTTTAGGTCTCATCATATTTGCTGACATTTCCCATTTAAGCAGTTTATCCGTACCTAAAATAACAGCACCTTCGTATAAAACCTCTATAGATCTTAATAATCTTGAATATCCACCTTCCATATTTTCTGGTGGATTAAAATTATCATCTTTAGGTATTATTTTATCAGAACCAGTGCCAGTTTCTTTTAGCTTATAAACCTCGTTCATATAAGTTTTATAATTGAAATATAAAACTTGTATTTTGTTATTATCTTCTTTATCGTAGTTATAATTGTTTTTATTACTATTTCTATTATAAGACTTGTTTTTCATTATATCTTGCAAGTCAGTTTCTGAAAGATGTGGAAATTGTTTTGCTAATTCGTTTACAGGTATAGATTTAACTTCACCAACATAATATATATCTTCAAAATAAGGAGAGTCTGTGTAAGAGTATACTATGTCAGCTGGATCAACATAGTCTATAGTAACACCTTCGGAAGTATTGAAATTTGTTTTTACAGCGCCAATACCAAGCACTGTTAAATCATAATAAAATCTTTTTTTAATCAACTCATAGTTGTTACCTTCCATTAAAACATTTAAAGCTTGTTCTTCGGCTAGTTCAACAGCTTGTTTATAATTAAGCTGCATATGTAAGCCTAGTTCTTCTTCTGTATCAGGTAGTTGATCAGGATTGTTTTCAAAAAGATTTATATTTAAGTTTGATTGTACAGCCTCATTAAAAGTCCTTGTTTTCATATCTCTTAATACAGACTCCATATATTCTGTACGTTTGCTAACTCCAAAAGGATCTTGAGAATACGCTTTTATATCATAAGTTCTTTCAGATATACCGTTAACAACTATATCTACAAATTTAGGTATAATTGGTACAGGTGTCCAATCTAAATTAAGATAAGATAAATCACCGTTTATAGATAATTCATCTTTATATTTTTGTATAGACTGCTCACCTCTAGCATATAATCTTAGGTTATGAAAATTATTGTAATTATTTTTATACCTGTTATTATTTCTATCATCGTTAAACCACTCATGCTCTATAGCTTTGGCTACTTTTAAACCATAATCATAACTAAGCTTTTCAGCATCACTTACAGTTTGACTAGGAAAATAATTTTTACCAGAATATGCCATATTTATTTTATTATTTGTGAATTAGTTCCAGTGTTGTTATATCTGGAAATACTTATGTTTAATTTAGGTTTTTCAACCTTTGCGTTTGGAGCATATAAATGTCTATTATTAGCCATTATTGCTAAACCGCTACTTATAGTAGCATCAAACTTTGTTCTTTTGTTTATATCAAATTTAGCCCAATCATTTAACAAAGAGTTAAAATATAAATTACCAAAACTACCATCTTGTTTCATACCAACGTGATCTTGTATGTACATTTCAATAGCTGCGGCATGAGCTTGTTTTATATCTTCACTAGTATTAGGTATACCACCAACTTCTTTTTCTGCTACAGATAACTTATTCCAAACTTTATCCGGTCTGTTCATACTAAATCCTCTATAACCTCTACGCCTTAAATAATACAAAAGTCTAGGCTTATTGTTTTCTGCAAGTATTGGCATACCATAAAATGCTAATGCCATCAATACATCTTCAAAAAATATTTCAGCCGTAGGTGGTCTTGATAAGTACTCTAAAAAAAAGCTGTTAGCTGGAGCGTCCTCCATACTAAACCTAGTTAAACCGTGTAAAGCTCCCTCACCATCTACGGTTCCTGATATGTCATACGAGTCACAGCCAAAAGCTCCCATATGCTCATTACCAGGATATCTTATACCATTTTTTAATATAACTCTATTTTGTAATTCGGATTTTGGTACCCAACTTACTTTAAAACGTCCTTTTGGATCTGGATAAAATATTACTTGTGAATCTTTTATACCGTTAACCCATTGAAAATTACCTTGTGTAACTCCAAGGGTTCTAGACATTTCTTCGTTATAATCTATTTGTTCGTATATTTTTACTAAGTTAAATATACTTCCTTTTGCTTCATCTCTAAATGCGTGTTCTTCTGTTCTTGGAAACTGACGATAAAACTCGTTTAAAGCATCTTGATCGTTTTTTAAACCATCAGCTTCGTTTTGCCAATGATCTATTACACCTATATCTATTAATTCACCGTCAGGTGCGAAGACATCGACGTCAGGAGTATTAAAGACTGGAACTCCATACTCGTCAATAAATCCTTCGTAGTTCCATTCCATTGGGATAAAAAGAGAGTATAAGCCAGATTTTGTTTGACCATTTCTATTTCTTTTTGTGACATCTGACGCGCTGTATAATTTTTTAAAGTTTTCTCCACCTTTATCTAATGCGTTTGAGGTCGAGCCCATCATACATTTACCAACTACTCTACTACCTAATCGTAAACATGTTTTTGTAACTCGCCAGTTATTTAAAATATTATCGGGTCTTTCCCATTTACCACTTTCATCATGTACTAGTAAATTAAG